ATCACTCTGTAGTCCGACCAATCCATGAACCCCGATGCTGAACTTCTGCTCTTTCCTTTTGTACTGAACGGTCAGGTTCTCAGTCCTGTTCTGATAATTAGACCACTTTAAATTAATGTCGTTCACAGTAGTGTCATAGTTAGCCACTTCCGATAGCCATGTTTCAACTATCTTTAATGTGTCTATCAATAACAATGTATCTAAACGAGTAACTACCTTTTCAGAGTAGATTGTATCGTAACGGGTAACGAGTTGTTTGCGAACGAATCTAACCGTGTCTATCTTCCAACGGTCAACGTATTCGATTTTCGGAACAGGTCGGTCAATGTAAGTAGTTTGTGATTTACACAATTGTGAGCCGCAACCTTTCCAAGCAACAATTACGCCCAAGATGAACGCAAGAACAACAGATATTAGTTGACCTCGCCAATCCATAGAGCGACCTCCGCTTCTCTTCTTCTTACTAATCCATTCAGCACTCGACCTCCGCCTTTGTTCCATCTTCGGAATTGTTCGGGTATTCGCGAATAGTCAGGGTTTGAATTTATCCAAGCCAATAGAGTTGAGTTAGCAAAGTTGCCGATGCCTACGTTGTACGTGAAAGAGATGAGCGCAGCCAGTTGGTGCGGCTTCAGTTTTACCTCCAGCACGTTCTTGACTTGTTTCTCAACGCTTTTAATGGTGTCGAGTAGCATCGCCTCCGCTTGCTCTTCGGTTATCTCAGAGTCATCCATCGTTACCCTTTCGCCATTTGTGTACATGGTGCTTCCGTAGCCGATGGTCGGGACGTTAGCCGGACACAAATATGGCTTTGAAGAGAAACCTTCAAACTCTTTTATTACCTCTGCGGCTATCTTTGCCGCGCTTCGGTTCTTTTTCTTGGCAGTTTCCATCTTTACAATCACATTTTCTTGGTGCAATAGCGCACCACTTTACATTTTGCACCTATTCTCCTTTAGTTCACCACGCATCTCAACCAACGCTTTCGTGTTCTCAGCAATCACATCGCTGAACTTTTCAACGTGCTTATCATTAGCCACTTGCCAGTCCTTCCGTTCCTCTCGGTGTATGTCGGTTAGCTTGTTGAGATAATACACCAACACAGCAAGGAAGATTCCCGCTATTCCGTAACTCGCAAGTGCCTCTAATATTGCTTCCATTATAACACTAAGTTTCCTTGTTCGTTAGGTAATTCTATTTCTATTATAGAATATGAAATCGACCTAGATTCTAATTCTTCCTCCCATCCTAACGGAAGAGTATAACCATCTTCATACGGCACTGGTTGACAGATAGAGCCCCATGGCGCTGTAAATGGTTCTACCTGTTGCTCTATGTACAGTACCTGTATCATCTTCCTCCTGTTATAATGTTATCATTTAAATATTGCATAGCTTCATGAAAATCAGCTATTTGGTCTGCTGCCATACCTTCAGTAAAATGGAAACCTGCGAACTTATCGGTCGTAGGTCTGAATATCCCACTTCCCGTATTAAGTGCATATAGGAAAATAGAGATTGTTTCTCTTGTTGTGCTTGCCAATCCTATACTTTGGATAAAAGTACCAGACCGATATAGCTGAATAGAGCCGCTATTAGTTCGTACATACGTACTCATCTCGCTCGTAGCCGCTGACCCTGTAAATCCAACATTACCCGATGAGTTTATGGCTACTGGTTGGCTACCAACTGAATTTACGGTACTGGCGTACATACGATTAGTACCAAAGGCTCTATTATTGACAGATGAATTGGTAATCGGATAATAGCCTATGCATACATTATCTTGCGGCAGGTCGTTAGGGCTTATAGATAGTATACCATATTTATTGGCTCCGTTGCCACTCATCCCCGTAACAGTGGAGTCAGTTGGAAGGAAATTCACCCACGTAACTACTGAACTCGCACTTAATAGATCAATTGCATATCCCTGTAAATATGCGTCAGTATCGTCCTTCGGTACAAATGGGAGTATTACGGAGTTTGTAGATGCAAGTAGCGACCATATATTGTTACCATTTGTAGTGCCATCTCCCTTTAACATACGAACGGTAGTATTTACCACTTCCTTCTGAGCTGCTCCCATTGCGACCGCTGTGGCAGATTCCCACGCAGATATGAACGCTAAAGCATCAGAATCATAAGCCCCACCACCACCTCCGCGATATGCGGCAATTCCTATGTGGCTAACGCCTATCATTGATTATAGATTACAACGCTACCGCTTGACATTGTGATGGCTGTAATAGCATCGCCCGAAGGTGCTACGATGTACGCTCCAGCTTTTAAGGTAGTTCCGCTTAATCCAAACGCGGCAAGGCTGTCAACTCCATCTACTTCAAAGGTAGTTAGAACCGTGTCCTCCTGTGCTATGAATGCGTAGCCTTTTAAAGATGTATGCGCTCCTGTGCCCGTTAGCACTTTGCAGCCGCGTGTTCCGATTAGTTTTTGTGATTCAGTCATTTTAAGTTGGTATTTGGCACTTATTATAATCGTAAGGTTGTGTAATCGATAGAACGCAAGAATGACCACTTACCTTGTCATCAAATCGCTCAGTAAATGGTTCAAGCGTAACGCTCGGTTGAATTGATAGGTCAGTCGTGTGCAGTTGTCGAAAGTATGCCACGAAGTCCAATAGCACTTGGATAGTGTCGCTCATTACTTCCTGTTCGTTTTCTTCGCCTGGTAAGACTCTATCCATTGCCAACAGTCGGATGTTGTAGGTTAATGTTCTTTCGCTTAGAACAACGCTTTCCTCAATTGCCCACAGAACTAAATAGTCAAGTTCCTTTGGGTTTATCTCCCATACATCCCCCTGACCGTACTGCTTCACTTGCAGATGAGCTGCGGCTTGGTTCTCGATTAGGGTTAGTATTTCGTTTAGCGTGTACATATGCTTTTAGTTTCGCTTGATTTCTACGGCTTGCGCTTGTACTCATATTTGTCCTCCAGTGAAATAAACTTCCGTGTTCGCCCTAAGTATAATCCCGTGGTGTAGGTTCGTGTATCAGGCTGAATAGTGTCCAAACCATCGTCAGGGTTTGCGTAGCTTGGGTAGTTAGATTCATTCTCCAACAAGAACCTCACAAGTCTTTCGGTGTACCATTCCGCTTTGTCCTTGTAACGTTTAGAAATGAAGTTGATTTCATCCAGCGATGTGGTCGATGAGTTCTCAGAACTCTGCTGATGTAACCCCTTGTTGAGAAACTTGTAGCTGATGGCGGTCGGTGCTTCACTTTGCACCCAATTAAGCAACGCTGGCTGAATGTAGTCCTCCAAAAGTGTGAGATTTGCAGCCGTTAGCGTTGAGTTGGTTATTTGGTCTTTCAACTCATTGTAAAGAGTCGTGCCAATCTTATGTTGGATGTGAATGTCTTGGCACATCAAAACCACAGGCCGCAAGTACTTGAAGTCGATATTCTCGTGGAGGAGCGTGTTGTCCTTCAAGAATGTTTCCGATATGAAAAGGACGTTAGCCATTCTTCTTTATTCTCATTAGTTTCTGCTCCCAATAGTGTCGGCAATGGTAAGACTTGCCCCAAAAACCACCGCCTCGCATCCATACGTTACGGTTAGCCGATACGCCTATATCTTGTATTTCAGTTAATGTCCAAGTGCGATTTTCTTCTTCGACCAGCTTAATCAACTTTCTACAAAACTCCCTTGTTGTTGGAATGATAGCATCCCCAGCAACGCCCGGTCTTTTAGCATAAACGTAACGAATGACAAACTCTTCCTCAACAGGTGGGATTTCATTCAATAGCCGCTCGCCTTCTTTGGTTACCTCCACAACTCTTTGCGTTGAGTCCAGCACATTATCAACTGCTATCTTAATTGCGTTAGCTTCGTTGAGTGCTTGAAGTCCAGCCATTACCCTTTCAATTGAAAGTTGTAACTGCTCTGCAATAGCAAGGAATGGAGTAGATGGATTCTCCTTTAATATGTTCAGAATAGCCGTATCAATCGGGTCAACTTCTGCGAACCAATACTTTCTGTTAAGTTCCTCGTGTAATCTTGCGGAGGTTTCAGATTCAAAGTTTAAAGCCCGACCTTTTCCTACTGGTTCGTAATCAGTCGAGCCGCAGTTCTTGAAGTATTCAATTAGAACATCATCCTCGTCCTTTGAAGTCTTAGCCGCTTGTATTGGCTTTTCAAGTGGAGGTAATCCAATTCTCTCGCGAATCTCTTCCTGTGTCATTACGCTCACAACGGTGTTTTCGCTGAACTGAATTGATATCGGTTCGGTGTCTTGTATATAAAGACGATTGGCTAAACCTTGCAAAGCTGCTAATTCATTGAATACCCTTTCGATGAACTGTTGCCTTCCGTTGACGTAGGTGTTTTGGAACAACTCAAAAGAGTCAACCAATTGATTCCTCGAAGTGAAGATTCCATCCTCTTTTATTCCGAAGAGTGCTGGGTCGGTTACTGAATGACCAGCGTAGATTTCTCTCTGGACCGTCTTGTTTAAGATGTCGAAACGCTTGTCGAAGTCGTTACCGTTCAACTGCTGAATCTCAACGCCTCTTTCTTTCGAATCTGCAAAGTTTAGAACGATTGAGTTAGCGTTATCTGTTCCTGTGAACTTGTCCTTTAGCTGTCTTTCAATCTCCTCTTGCTCCTCTAAGGTAGGCGTTCCGTTGTAGAATGAAACGATAGTCCCGCCAATAAAGTTGTTCTTAACAGCGTTCAGATGGAAGTTAGCAATCTCTACATCGAGTTCAATGTAACCAGTAGAGCCTAAATAGGTCGGTAACGGGTAATACTTGCAGTCGGGAGAGTAACCCTTAACGTACAGAAGTTGCTTTCCGCTCGGTTCTTTCCAATTGAATGCATCAATCTCTTCAACCTTTGGCGTGTGCTTTGACCAATCCTCTGAATAGTAGTATTTAGTGCCATCCTCATTTGACCGATACCTTGCAAAGTCAGCGTGATAAATAGCCGCAATCTTGTCGTTCAGTTGGTTGTAGACTATCTCCAGCGCGAAGCCATTATATAACTCATAATCAAGTGCAACCTTTTCGAGGATGTCGTTCAGAGACTCGTATTGGTTAGGCTCTTCGATGAACTGCTGAAGCCTTGCAAGCCCCATAGTATCAAGCCCTTCTTTGTCAACCGCCCAACCTTGCCCGACTACATAATCCTTTTTGGAGTTGATAATGGCGTGGTTCTTTGCGCTTCTTCT